GCCATTTGTAAAGCAGATGCAACATCAGCTGAACAAACGATTAAGTTTCCTTTACCTCTTCTTGTTCTTTGAGCAATCACGTTAGCTTCTCTCTCAACTTGGAACATTAATCCTTTAAATCTCTCAACTGACCATCTACCATTTGAGTCTGTGTCTAAATCGAAGACACCAGCAGATGTTGTGTTGATAGCACTTACAGCACCAATGTGTGTAGATGAGTTATCAGAAGCACCGATTTCAGCGTTGATGTAAATTGTTCTTACAACTTCTCTATTGATTTCCGCAAGGATTTCAGCAGATAGGATGTTAGCCAATTCTGTTTCAGCGTCTAAACCGTGGATTGCTTTAAGGTCTTGTGCAAGTTCCATAGTGTACTCAGCTTTAAGAGCTCTTGACTTAGCAGTCACAGTTGATTTCTCAATTGAGAAAGCCATTTGAGCAAAAGCGTTATTACCTGAATCACCTAAAGCTTCAGCAGTAGCAGTTGCCATACCTTGGCCTCTAGTGTAAGCACTAGCAGGATCATCATTTAATAAACCTGGGTTTGCACCAGATTGAGTTGGTCCAGAAGCGGCAGTTGAGTCACCAGCAGCATTTCTACTAGAGAAATCTGTGTCAGCTTCGTCAAATAATGCTTCAGTACCTGATTGGTTAGTATATCTGCTTCTCATAGCAAAGATAAGGCCAGTTGGTCCAGTCATTGGCTGAACGCCAGCAATATCGTAAGCAATCAAATTAGGCATAGCTCTTCTAACTAAAGAAATTAGGATTGGATCCCAATTACTGATTGAAGCACCAGTAGCGTTAGTTGGAGCAGCTTCATTTAAGAAAGCAGCGTCTTCTTTTGTTGCTCTTTCTTGGTTTTCCAAGATAGTAGCAGTAACGGCACGTCTGTAAGAATCCGTGATCTTTGGAAGATCAGCGTGTTCTAGGACTGGCTGCCATTTTTTTTCGTATTGTTCTGATAAATACATTTGTTTTTATCTCCCGTTTTATTTGTTAGACAATTTAATGTCTTTGGTTTTACTTATAGCGGCGGTATAAGCAGCCATAGCATTTGATAAATCTTCAGGTTGTGAAGAATCACCAGCAACTACTTCGTCTATCTCGTTACCACTTGCTTCAACTTTTTTGCCAAAGTAACTTTCTTTAATAGTAGATACTTTAGTTGTAAAGTCTTTTTCATTTGAATACTCAACTTCTTCAGCTAGTTTGTTGAATTTCTCCTTAGCAGTATCAGCTAAATCGCTAGACATTTCATCAATGATGTCTTGTCTTTTCATCTCGCCGTTTGCTTTGTTTAGTTCAACATTCTTTTCTACTTGTTCGTTAAGTTTCTTCTCAAGCTCTTCAATTTTGCTTGCTTGATTTTCTAGTACATTGTATTTCTCATCTGGAACATCAATGTAGTGATCTTCAAACAATTTCTTTAAGCCAGAAATAAAGTCTTCAGCGATCTCACCTTTGATACCTCTTTCAATAGCGATAGAGTTCTCTTTCATCCATTCTTCAACAATGTAGTTTAAGTATGAATCAACTTTTTCGGTAAGTTCAGCTTTCTGAGCTTCAACTTCTTCTTTTAATTTTTCTTCATAGCTAGCATTCATTTTTTTCTTCATTTCTGAAACTTTTGATTTCAGAGCTGCTTCAAAAATTGTAGATGCTTTTGCTTTAAAGTCTTCAGATAAGTCTTCGTCTTTAGTTAAAGCTTCAACGTCAGCAGATACGTCAATAATGTCTTCATCAGACTCTTCTTTCATATCTTTTTTCTTTTCGTCTTCGTGTGACATCTCTTTTTTATCTTGCGATTTTTTAAGAGCGTCTAAGGCTGCCTTAGGCATTTCACCTTCTTTAACTTCAGATTTTTTCTCATCCGATTTGTCAGCTTCTTCTTCCTCTTTAAGCTTAGGCATAGCGTCAGCAGAACCTTGAGCTTTTTGTTGAGGGTCACCAGAAACTTGACTTATTTTCTTTGTGGCGTCAGGATTGCTGTCAGTTGGTTTTACAACCGGTGCACCTAAATCTTCAGCACTATTAGATAGTTTTGAAGGTTCAGCCGCTACAGCATTCTTTTTTGGAGCATCAGCCATAGGATTAGCAGCGTTAGCTTCTAATACAGCTTCTTGTTCCATCGCCTCAATAGTTTTTTCTGTTTCGGCCATTGAAAATCTCCTTTTTTCTTTATAAACGTTTATAAATTTTCTTTGTAAGTATATTTATAAAACTATAGTTTTTTAAGAAACGATTCAAAGACTTTTAATTTAGCTTCTTCTAATGAACGCTGTCTAGCAGTACGGATTTGATTTTTCCAAGATTCTATGTCTTTTTCCTTGAGTACACCATTGTCCCAAACCCATTCTTTTGATTCCATAATGCCTTCAACGAAAGCGTCAGGAGCAGATGGATCTGCTACTATGTCAGCGGCCGTAGCTAAGTAAAAATCGTCTTTTACGTAATTTACGCCGTTTCTTTGTATTAAAGACCCCATACCACGACTTGATACTCCTAATTGAGCACCTTCATCTATAAGACCTTTAACAATCTTACCGTATGGTGTGTCCATAATTTTTGCCTCACCAATAAAATCTTTACCATCTTGTGTTAGAGATTTAACCATATGGCATACTCTCTCTAAATTTACTGTTGGTCCGTCAGGATGTCCTAACTCACCAAAGGCTCTGTTTTTATTGATAAATTCTTTTGTATATCTATTCACTTCTCTAACCAAAATTTCTCTTGGATAGACTCTTCCATTTCTATTTTTAATTTCAGATTGTAAGAATACACCTCTTATTTTGTATTCTTTTTTGCCGTTCTTTTCTTCAATAAGATATTCGGCGTTTTGTACTTCTTCGGAAATAAGTTTCATAAAATCTCTCTCTTGTATATATTTATAAACTTTTTTATCTAAACTCTACTATTATTGTGTAATTATCACCATTAGCAAAGTTTTTGGTACTCAACAATACATCACCTGTTGGTGTTGTAGAATTGTTTGGTATTTCATCTCCTGATGGTCTAAAGTCAAAATGGCCTTGTCCCGATAAGAACATGGCAGTAGCATTTGTAGCTCCATCCCATATTAACTCAACTCCAGATTTACTGTTTGCCGTGTTAATTGAAAACCATATTTTACTAATTTTTCTATTACCATCTTCGGTCATAAAAGTTAGTTCAGAAGCGTCAACTTTTTTGACTAAAGTTTCGCCTGTACCATCTGATATGTTTGTTAGTTTAGTTACAAACTTAACACCAGACGTGTCAGCTATTGTTTGTGTTGTTACTGTATCAGCCATTTGTATAACCCGATTCCTTTTGTGCCTCTATAACAATATTATATTTTGTAACGTTAGAGTCACTTGTTAATAAAATATCGCCTATTGCGTCTTTAATTCTTTCTTCACTTGGTTTAAGGCCGTAATTACCTCTACCATTAATAATAATATTTTTTGATGTATCACCTTTAAAAAATACAGTTACATCTCCTGTGCCAACTACTTCGTATTGTATGTTAGCAATTGAAACTTTTGGTTCACTTGAAGCATTGTTTGAATTTACAACATCAACAAGTATTTGCTCTGTTTCACTACCTACACCATTAGCATTAACAATAAGTTTATCGTCATCATCAACTAACTTGGTAGCAGATATTGTCATATTATCTTGGTGAGCTTACAGCTACACCTACAGCGTTAGCAGATGTTTCTAAAGTATCTGATTCTTCTTTTTCAATTATAATACTATCATTCGCAGCTACTAATATTAAAGTGCCTAGTGTTGAACCACCAGCATTTTTTAATGTAATAGTATTAGCAGCAGCTTGTGTTTGTATTCTAACAAAATGAGCTCTATCAAAATTACTAGCACTTATTGTAGCACCAGCAGCTGTAGTAGTTCCTTTTATTTTAACGCAAGTATCGGCCATTTATTTTTCTCCTAATTGTTCTAATATTTCTTTATCAAAATAATCATTAAATTTTTCTGAATTTATATTATGAAATTCTGCTACTTTATTAACAGATTTTTCAAATCTTGTTATAATATCACCTGTTTCTTTTTCTATTAATTTAAAAACATCACTTACAGCTTCTTTCATTAAAGGGCTTAAATCTTTAAATGATTGAGAATCTATTTCTAAATTTTTTTTAACTATTTGACTCACCTGCATCTGAAACACCTTGTGTTAAATCAATCTGTGCCTCACCATCAGCACCAGCTGTTGTAGTGGGTGAAATTGAACCGTCTGGATTAAAAGTTCCAGGATCAGCTATAGTTGGTTTTGGATCGCTATAATCAGCAGCTTCAACATTTCCATTAAACATATTTCCTGCTATATCTTTTCTAGCGTTATCTAAAGCGTCTGCTACTTTACTTCTTAAAGCGTCTTTAAAAGCTTCTCCAGCGTCAGCGCTACTACCGTTTGCTAATTGGTCAATAAAGTTTTTTGTGTTATCATTTATGTCTGCCATAATTTACTCCTTTTATATAATTTCTGAATCGGAAGATTGAGCTGTAGGACTAGCAATAATGCCGTCATCAATTTCTTTTTTGATTTGTTTGTCCATATCTTCAATTTCTCTTTCGTTTTGTTTAAGTACATTTTTTCTCACATATGATACTGAAAAGAATTTACCAATGTAATCTCTCATTTCATTGGCCAATGCTAATCTTTCTCTTAACATTTCTGTTTGTTTTAATTCGGCGAAATGACCGTCTTGTAAAAAATCATATTGTAAACAATCTCTTACTTCAATCCAATCGTCTTCATTTATGACACCCTTTAAGATCAATTGAGTTCTCAATAAATCATTAAAAAGTTCAGTAAATTTCTTTCTTAATCTTTGAACAAATTTAGTAAATTTTAATTCATCTCTTGTAATTTCTGAAGCTCTACCAAGATTAAATCCTTGACTTGACTCTAATCTACTTGTAGGAACATTTAAAGAACGATATAACTTTGATCTAAAGTATTCTATATCAGTAATCTCTCCTAGATTTTGACCGCCAGGTAAAGTAGTAATATCTGTACCTCTACCACCTTCTCTACTTGGTAACCAAAAGTCTTCTAACATTGACATATAGTTTCTATCATCTCTAATCTCACCTGTAGAAGCGTCATAGACAAGTTTATTTCTATATCTTGCCATTACATCACGTAAGTATTGTTCAGCTTTTACTTTTGGTAGATTACCAACATCAATCTTAAATATTCTTCTTTCAGGCGCTCTTGCTATTCTGTAAATAACAGCAGCGTCTTCAATCATTCTTAATTGATTAACTGGTTTAATCGCCTTATGTAAATAAGACAATACCATATTTTTGTTTTGGTCAATTAATCCTGATGGACAAAAAGCAATAGTGTCTGGTGCTATTTTTATACCAGCACCTGAAGTTGAACCAGATACACCTTTTTCATTGTAAACAAAGTATTCAACAAACTCATCTACAACTGAAAGTCCGTGTGGTACAGGACCATCTGGTCTTTTCTTTCTGATCTCTCTAATCTTTTTTACTTTACGAGGATCAATATATTTTAATTCTGTAATTCCTTTTACAGGACTATTTCTATCTATAATTTTGTGATAATAAATTCTGCCATCAACGTACCATCTTCTAAAGATGTCGTGGCCTTTTGTATTAAAGTTTAGTAATCTTAATACGTTTTTAAATTCGTCTTCTATTTTATTTCTTACTTCTTTTCCATAAGGTAAATCTGTAACATTTACTCTTACAGCGTCTTTCAATTCATTAGCGACAATAGCTTCGTTGACAATATCTTCAATTGCCATATCACACTCGGGGTGTAAAGCTACTTCTCTATATCTTCGTATTAGATCCGCCTCACTCTTTGCCGTACCTTCCATATCAAGGTACTGACCAAAATAACCACCAGCGGCAACAGTTTGTGTACCGTCATCTGCTTGGGTTGTTGTGAAGCTTTGTTTTGGATCGGCTTGTTTCTTAGCCCTTGTAATACTAAATCCAAATAATTCAGCCATAATTTATTCTCCTGTTACTACTACTTATAAGAGTTTTTAAAAGGCGGCCTGGAGAACCAGGCCACCTTTACTAATATTAAGTTGTAGTATTTGTTTCAAAATATTGG